ATCGAAGAAAACTTCTCGAGGCGGAGGACCTCATTTCCAGCGCGGAAAGTCCCTGTGCGATATGACCGGAGGAAATCCCACCAGTCATAGGGCAAGAGACTCTCAACAACTTTGTTTGAGATCAAATCCGACGCACTTGAGAGGTCGAGGGTTGCTACTTCCCCCGTGAGTGAACCGCGGCAGGCCAGGCGCTGGTTAAGCGTCTGATCTGTTAAGTCCACTCCCTCTTTACGCAGACAGGAAGCGATATAGGCGCCGATGCCGAGCTGAACAAATGAGTTCAGCGACGGCTCAACACCGATCGTTCGATCTGTCTTCGCGTTTTTCCGAACGAAGTCAGTCCTGCCGTCATGGATGACGACAGGGACTGAGGCCACACCGTCGTCAGCTGGAGAGCCAGACCACAGTGGTACCTCCGCGAACACACTCGGGAGAGTGCGAATCGCGTCTTCACTACAAGCGAACATCTGGTTCAGCTTACGCCGAACCGATGCATCCTTCTTTTTGACTTGCGTCGTCGCACCTGGTCCAAAACGAAGGCGGAGTTGCTCGAGCTCTGGGACATCGCCCAGGATGGCACTTATTTTCCGCTGAGCCCGAAAAAGAACGGACTCAACGCGCGGGGGGAAGACAAAACCTCCCGCGAAGTACTTCCTGAAGATGTCGTTTGACTCAGCACACCTCGTCTCGGACTCAACGAACTTGTCCCACGCTACCTGCGTACGGTCCACACCCAAATCAAGATCCTCACGCTTCTGAAAGAAGCCAAGGACCTGACGCAAGTGTCGAGCCGTATGTACAGATATATGGGAGTAGTCAAGTTCGAAGAGACACAAACCGGTGTAATCGCGGTCTCTCACGAGATTGCGTACAGTAACGGTCTGCTCCTCGGGCTCAGTGATGAGCTCAAGGTGTCTTTCGGCAAGGAGAAGGAGAACCTCGTTTGTAACTGTCGAAGACCACTTCTGATCCCAGCGTGTAAAACGCATAATGCCTCCTTAATCGGAAGGTTGGGGGAAGTGTCAGCTCAAGTCGCGGAGACAAGCTGATCGATCAGTTCCGGAAGCGGACCCGTCGAAACCGGCGTGACAGACGTCGAAACGTTGCCCAGCAGGTTCGTCAGGATCTGCCGCACGAGGCGCCGTCCAGTTACGTCGGAACGCTCGTGAAAGAACCCTTGGCAAGCCATGGTATTCACGTAAGCGACCTTCGGCGCAGCGGTGTAACCCGCCGCATTCTGGTTGGTAACCGTCTCCATGACGGGTACTTCGACTCGTACATCTGCCCGGTAGACGCCAGACTTGAGCCGTTGCAACTTCGCAACGGCGCAGACCTGGGCGTACTTCGGGACAGACGCGAGTTGCTCTCGCCACGTCGCGATTACTTCACCCTTTTCACGGGTAACGCTCTCGGCAACGAGGGTATGGGCAACTGGCGTGGCAGCACCGTCATAAACGGTGATATTGGCAATGGCACTCAAGGTGTCACTCCTAAAGGTTTACTAACCAAATTGAAAGGACTTTGCTGGGATACCGGCTAATGACTGCCGAATTTCTGAACCAACAAAGCAACCGCGTTCGCACAGTGTTTCCACGATGCGACCTTGCCCAAGGGTTTGAAATTAGGCAATGGCACGGAGAGATTCGTGCTAACAGTCCGG